GTCACCAATGTTCCACCGCTTTCAACGGTCAGGGTTACGCCACTGGCTACAGTAAACGGGCCAGTCACGTTTGCGTTCTCAGTTGCAAGGATGGTTGTGTCAGCAGTCAACGACTGTGCGTTGGTACGGAACAGGCCACCACCCTTGAAGTTGCCCTTGTTCTCAGCAGCGGGTGTGATTGTTGCACCCTGTGGAGCAAGGTAGTTCACAAAGATATTGCCGGTGCCACTAGATGGGGCAGCAGTAAATGTCAGCGTGGTGCCGTCAGGAATGGTGTATGCCGCAGTGTCTTGGACAACACCATCAACAGACACAAGGACATCTTGCACAGATGATACTGCTGTGGTCAGGGTGAATGTCGTATCACTGCCATCACCATTAAAGCGCTGAACTGCTACTGTGCTTTGAAAATTATCGGCTGTTTGCTGACCAATATAGGGCATTAGGTTATCTCCATGATGCTCATGGTTACGCTGACTTTATCAGCGACAGAACAATCAACCTCAATCTGATCTGTGGTTTCCAAAACCACTTTATTGCCAGCTAGAATTTCTAAAGAACTGCCAACAGGAATGGGCGCGTCTTTCAGCAAAAACGTAGTGGTGTTTGTCGCAGCCCTGCCGCCACCAGATGTGTCGCTGACCAGCTTCACACTGGCCGTCACCTGACTGGTGTGTACATTAGCCAAGACCATACCCAAGACAATCGTGGTGGTGCTACCAGGCGTGGTGTACAAGTCTTCAGGCGTGCCAGAACTGGCTGGCATCACATCATGCGATACCACTTTGAAGGTGTTAGCCATTCGTTTTCTCCTTTAGCCCAAGGCTATCGCTAACGCGGTGGCCTCGTTGGCCGCATCAGTGGCTGTGGTGGCACCGATGTCAGACAGCACCTCCGATGTCGATCTGGATTCCAGACCATTTGCAGTGAACCGCGCATACTCATCGTCAGCGACAGACGCACTGTCGATCTTGACTGCATTAGTATTGGATATTCCGAAAGTCAGCGTGGCCTGTGCGCCAATGTCAGACAGCACCTCGCTAGTTGACCGGCTTTCTAAGCCGTTAGCGGTGAACCGGGCATATTCATCATCTGCAACGGATGAACTATCAATTTTGACTGCGTTGGTGTTTGAAATGCCAAACGTCAAAGCAGCTTGGCCACCTATGTCTGACAAGACCTCTGATGTTGACCGGCTCTCCAGTCCACTGGCTGTGAACCGCGCGTACTCATCATCAGCCACTGAACTGCTGTCAATCTTGACGGCATTCGTGTTGCTGATGCCGAATGTCAGACTGGCTTGACCGCCGATATCAGACAGCACTTCTGATGCAGACCGGCCTTCGATAGACGTGCCAGCCACGCGCAAGAAATCATCATCTGCCACGCCGCTGGTGAACTTTGGCACGTTGTTGTTTGATATGCCTGTGTCGAGCGTGGCTGTGGCTGTGATCGCCGTGCCGTTCAACGTCATGGCATCCGCTTCAAGTGTGCCGTCAATATCCGCATCGCCGCTGATGTCCAGTGACCCAGCATCTAACTCGCCGGTCAGCGTCACGTTACGGAAGCTGGCAATGTCCTTGTTACTGTCTACGATGACAGCCTTGGATGCCGTCACAGTGCCTGCTGTAACGCCGTCAATAGCCTCTAGTTCAGCCTCGCTAATCACAGCGCCTGACCCCAGCGTCAGATCACCGCCTACTGTCAGATTGCCTGCAACAGCCGTTGTGCTGTCAGCAACTGTGGCGTTGGGCGTGTGTGTGAGATAGTTGACAAAGCTGCCGCTGATTTTGCTACCAAGCGTCAGTGTGCCGCCGTCAGCAATGTTCAGCTTGTGCTGGTCTGCATTGTCATCGCCTTGGTCGGCTTTCAGTACGATGCCAAGCGCTGCGCCTTCTACATTGGCTGCAATCTCTAGGCTGTCATTCGTCGTTTCATCATATTGAATTGTGATGTCACTGTTTGTGCCAAGGACAATGGTCTTGTTGTCAGGCAGGGTGATGCCTTGAGCAAACGGGATCGCAGCCGTGCATGTCTGCGTGCCGTCCTTCAAGATGGTCGTGGACAGGCCAGTCGCAAAGCCATCAAGTTCTGTATCAAACTTGGACGCAAGGATTTTGACGCCATTGTCACGATCTGTCGTGCAATCAAATGTCCGTGAAAACGTACCGCCGGAAAATGCCATTAGATTGGCCCCCCTGGTGCAAATGTATAGTGAGCGCTGATAAAGCTGATTGTTTGGGTGCTAGTTGCGACCTGAATCCGCAATGCACTGGAGTAGCCAAGCCGATTGACCGCTTTGCGCCGCTTTGTCACGCCAGCGCCCGTGGTATCAGCCCAGAAAAAGTTATCCCAAGTGGCGGTATCCCAAGCCGCTAAGTTTGATGCAAAACTGACTTGCGTGACATCAATAGCGCGGGGTGATCCTAAATCGACGCCCACACCGAATGAAAAATCAATCGTTGTTTCCCCATCCAGTATTGGCTGCACGCTGCTAAAGCGCTTTACGCCGCCCCTGTCGCCGAAATAGTTGTAAGCGGTAGCCAAATCACCAGTAATGTCTGCGCCATTATCTGCATCACCGCCCACCTTGAAAACCACGCCTGACGCGCTGCCAAAATATGTATCGCCGTTGAACTGACCCCAGACGTGGGCTGGCATGTTTTCAAAGATGCACCACGCCCTGATGATCGGGTTGAACACATGCTGGTTGAACGGATCAACGTCGCCTGTCGGGTAGTTAAAAATCACCTTGTCGCCATCTGGGCTGACAAATATCTGCCAGCCGGTGGTCGTGCCGGTGGCCTTGACCTGGCTAATGACCGTGCCGCGTATTTTCTCTGAAATGGCTGCTGCCTTGTTGCCAACAATGTCTTGGCGCACAACCTGGCTCAAAGGCAGATAACCCTCTTTAGTCATCACGATCACATCGCCGCCCAGCTTGGCAATGGCGCGTTTTTCGTTAATTGGCTCTGCAATCCTAAATGTACCAACTAGGGCGAAATCGCTGCTGGGGTTGCTGCCAGAGTAAAGCAGCACCTCGCCCGATGTCATCACGATGCAAAGCAGATCATCAACGCCCTCACCACCATCGATGGTCAAGGTGTTGATCATAATGATGTTGCCGCCGAATGTGCCGACCAGGCCAACAGGAAACTTGGTAAAGTTGCCCTGAAAGGTGTCCACAGTGGCGCTGTGATAAAAGTTCTGGCTGTCGCCAGTCCAGTAATAAACACGGTTCTTGTGCGCGTGTACGCCGGTCAGCGTGTTGGCGTTGACGCTATCAGACAGCGTGATTGACAAATCGCTGGCGCTTGACCCGTCCCAGCTAAAAGGCACGTTTGCCCCTGACGGCACAAAGATGGTGTTGTTATTGAACTCAATGCTTTCTGCCCTGCCGTTTGCAAGGCCGGTTTTCTTGCTGACCGCTGACCCGCTGTCGATCTGGTAAAGCGTGCCATTGCTACCGATCGCCAAAAGCTGCCGGTTCGCGCCAGCATTATGCTCAACCAGTGTTTCAACATTGCCGGTGCCGATCCCTGTACAAAAACTGGTGTAGCCGTCGCGCAGGGTGACCTTCTCCACCGTTGGGAAAAAGTTGGACATGATCAGCGCGTCTGTCGGTGCCATTGCATCAATACTGTCACGGCTGTTGAGGCCACCCACAGGGGCTGGCACGCTGACCGCCTTGACGCGATAGCCTCGTGATGTCGGCAGCGCTTGCAGCATTAGACGGCCCCGTACCCACTATCAGGCAGATTGTAAGAATAAGGGCTAACCAACAGGCGTCTGGCGTCATCCAAACTGATGACCGGCGCACCGCCTGCGCGGCTAATGGATTGGCGCAGTTCTAGCTGGTACTGCCTGAAATCCTCATCATAGGTCAGCCCGTGGTTCTGCTTGAACCGCCAAGTGACGCCCATCTCAATCAGTGTTTCATCAAGAATGCCAATATCGGTATCAGCAGCCATTGTGGCTTGTGATGTGCCGCTTGCTGATTGGCACCAGTGGCCGCTGACATACTCATATCCGATGGTTTCTGTTGATGTCGGTGTTGGCGTGACATCGAACTTGAGCGCATTGCTGCTTGGCTTAAAACGGAACTTTTGTGTGATACCAGCCGATGCTGTGCCGTAGCGATCTTTTTGGAATTGCTGCGGCGTGATAGGCCCGACCATCTGATCCAGATCGGTGCGGTTGTACATTGTTGAGCCGACAGACCGATCATAATCAGTCGGCAGATCGTAACTTTGCGTGCCATTGGCGGTGCTGAAAGTGTGTTCCTTCAGCAGAATCGGCCAGTTGTTTGACCGCATTAGTTGCTTGCCCTCACGATTGATAAAGGCCAGCAACTGCCGTGCAATCGGGTCTGTGTTGCCGACAACAGTTGTCGGACGCTCAAACCCGGTAAAGTCAGCTACGTTCTGCGCTATCGTCAGCAGGCTCATGTGTCACCTCTTCTGCCAAGGTCTGGGCTGCTACAGCCACCTCAACCACTAGGTCGTCTTTTTGCTTTGTCGCTTCGACTTGCAGCGTGGCAATCTTGGCAAGTTCGACATAAGGCTCACCAATACCGCGCAGCGTTGTCTCTTCTGCTGCTGCCAGTGCTTCAATCGTTTCAATGTCGTGCAATTCAAGTTCAGTCCGGCGCGGCTCTGTCATGCCTGGCAGTTCTGCTAGGCCGGTGCCTTTGGTGCGCGGCTTTTTCTTTTTGCCTTTGTACGCTTTCCATTCGGCAGGAAAGCGCTGCAAATCTTCTGGCCGCGCTGGCCCTTCCCAAATGTCCCGCACGCCTTGAATTTCAATTCGGCAAAAGTCACGCTTTTGGCCGTTAAGTTCTCGCTCGAAAAAGATGCCTTTTTCGCTCATATCAATCCTCCCGATTGCATAGAAAGGGGGCGAGTTGCCCCGCCCCCGTGGGTTTACATTGGGAAATCGCAGATGATTTCCTTGTCGCTGATGTCGCCAGCAATGGCACAGACGTTATCTGTGACATCTGCTGAAACATCTAGCTTGCCGTCTGCTGAACCAGTTGGCGTCAGCGGATCACCGTCAGCGCCTGCTGTCAGGGCTGCGTTCATGGTCGCCATGCCCTTGATCTGCACCCAGCAATACTGGCCGTCAGTCGGCGCTGATTGCAGAATGCCTGCACCGATCTCAATAGAGTCGGACAGATCAGACGTCACCTTGAACAACTTGTAGCCATCTAAGGTGTAGTAATATGCGGCGTTACCGCTGACGGCTGCAACGCTTCCACTGCCAGTGTCATACTGGACATATTTGTAGATGCGTGTGCCGTTAGTGTCGTCAACGATGGCACCAAGCTGACCCAACTGAAATTCAGGAGTGTCAGCAACTGCTGTGGGGTCAATCCCCATTACTGCTGCAATAGTCATAACAGTTCTCCTTTAAGTGTGGATCACGCCCTGGAGAGCGCGGTTTGAACAGGTCAGATTTCCTGACCAGAACATTGGCGTCACCATTGCGTCTTGGTTAACGGACATTTTTGCTTCACCTGGAACAAAGTCACGGGATGCAGCAACTTCCAGACGCAGATAGTCTGTGTTCAGGAAATACATCCGGTCAGTGTTACAAGATGAATCAAACACCACATCGCTGTTCAGATACTGGACACTGGTGAAACCAGAGTTGGCCAGATCGTCGCTTGTGATGCGCTGGATGGCCTGAAGGCTACCCAGAAACGCCTTGTAGGCATTGGTACCAGCCATCACTAGGTCAGGGCTGTCAGCGCCACGAACCAGTTGCAGATAGATGTTGTTCATATCTGCTTGGACGTTTGAGGTGCTGAACGCGCTTGACGTTGCAGTGGTCTGGATGTTTTGCCAGAAGGTGTAAGTGCTTGAGTTGATGCCACCTACTGTGCCGGTGCCTGCATCAGCCACGATTAGCTGAAGGCCACCAATCTCTTTGCCAGATGTGCCAGTGCCATCTGAATAGATTGATGTGGACAGGCTGTTCATCATCGACTTTTCAAGCACATTGATGCGTGCCTCAAGCAGATTGATGATGGCCTCTGTGCCAGAGTTTTTGACTTGCTCTAGGCCAGAGATGGTGACGTTACCGGCAAGCTGCTTATAGTCAAAGACGGCAGCCGAGAGCACATCTGAGGGTGAGACATCAAGTGT